GCTCCTGCTCCATATGGATTATTGACTGCAAATGTCAAATCGAACTTTCTGACCGTTCCCATCGGAACCCATTCAATGCTTACGTTTAAGGTCTCATCCACAAGGATGTTTACATTTTCCGTTTCGATCGTGACTGATCCGGAACTGATGATCTTATCTTTGATGCAATTATCAATTGCAATTCCAAGATCAGCCTCAAACGGCTTAATGCTTGCCTCAATATTATCCGGATCAATTTCTGCCTGGATATTATCCGTTGCCTTTTTGCTCACTTCCCTCACGATACGATTGAGTACCCGGACATTTTCGACATATGGGAAATCGCTTCCGTCTGCAGCAAGCACATTGGCATTTGTTACATAAAAATCTTCTTTGCCTGTGTACTGTCTCAGTGTGATATATCCAAGTTCATCCAATTCTTTTGTGTACTCTGCAATTCCTTCCGGGAAAAGTTTCTGGAGTTTTGAAGAACTAATAGGAAATTCTTTTACACAGCCAATAGATAAGCTTTCTTTCGCCTGTCCTAATAATCCTGAAACAACACCTGCAAGATTGATTTTCTGTGTACGCAGATCTTTTCTTGTGTATAATCCATAGGAAAGCACGACTGCAATAAACATACTGTTAATGCCCTTTCTCTCCGCCTTCATTGATGTAAGGTATTCATCAATGCTTTCCTTATCTCCACATTCCCTGCCCTCACATAAGAAAATGCATGGCTTTTTATAAGTCTCAAGAAATTCTTTTCCCTGTTCGGCAAGTGCCGCCCACAGTGTTTTTCCAGATGTTCCAACAATATGTACAATCTCAAACTCCGAATTAAAGCTGATCAGACTTTCAACAGCCTTAAGCACACTTGAGTTGCTGAGCGTCGGAGCTGTCGAGCTGAAAGAAAACGCATCATCTTCAATGAATGATTGTTCATCTTCTCCACTATCTGCAAAATTAAGAGTGATCCCTGTACCCGGAATTTCAAATGTTCCTCCCAATGGGATTGTGTACTCATCAGAGAAGTTATTTCCTCCATCAATGGAGTAAGCAAATGCTCCTTTATTTACTTTCCCGGTTGTTGTGATTTTTACTACAACATCATATGCATTGTTCGGCTTTCCAGATGCAGTGACAGTTCCCTTGCTCTCGCCAGTTTTAGTTACCTCGCCAATTTTTCCATCAACATCTGCTTTGACCGGGATAGCATATAACTTTTTCAATCCATTCTCCGTTGCATCAATACATGCGTCAGAAAGTGGTGTGCATCCAAGTTTTTCCTTGATATCTGATGGCTTCATTGTGTTTGTCACAAGTACTGGCACCGTACTGTCTGATGTAGACGCACCGATTTTTACATGTACAAAAGATCCGGTGGATGTGTTTCTTCCAAGATTTCCGTCCTGGACTTCGATATTAACCTCGCTAAACATTTATCTCACGCTCCCATCCATTGGTGCATCATAAAAGGCTTTTACTGCCGCATCATATTCATCTTCTGTGACCATCTTTCCTGTTCCCCACTCATTGGCAGTTTTTACACCTGCAAATACTGCATTCGAAGTGTTTTTCCGGGTTTTCAGTTCCTCAATGGTCATATACTCTTTTTTCTCTGCCATATTATTCCTCCTGTTATTATTTTTTCTCAATCATTCCGATTCCGACTTTCTTAAGATCTGTATCCTCATAAATGCCACCTGTCAGCGTGACATCAAATTCAACTGCTATTTTACTTCTCAGGATGCTGTCCCCCTCCTCGATCCAGTCCACATCTCCGACATTGATCTCTACCCAATTTCTATCTACCGGAAGACCTTTTCCAATTTTTTTCATGAAATTAGTCAGTATCGTGTCAACTTTCTCTTCATCTGAATCTGCAATCACTACATGCAGTATCGTGATTCTCTCATGAAGTTTCTTCCGCTGTTTCCGTTGCCCCGATTCTTCATATATTCTTTTTGAGCCTGAACGCGAAAATGTTTCTTTCACCCTTAAAACTGCCCCAACATGTGTTTCATTGCAATTTTTGAGGCTTTTCATTGAATCATGTACTCTTGACCTGATACCAGATTCCTTTAATACTTTCACCAGGTAATCTCTTTCTTCCTTCATCTCTTACTCCTCAAACAATTCTTTCAGCATTTCCTGTATATCCATATCATCCTGCTGGCTTATACCAAGAAATTCTCTCGCCGGTATCTTTACACTTACCTGTGGCTTGCTGATCCATCTGTCTCCTATCTGGAACTTCAGATGCTTGCCTTTCTTTGCCCTGATTGTACGTTCATCACCAAACTGGTGCGTAGCTGCATAGATAAGGTTGGTACCTACGGCAAGACCAGAACTGTCTGATTGTGCATGAATGGATGTGCTGAGAGCTCTTGTCTTGGTCAGTGTCTTTCCTCCACTTTTCTCGGCACGTATGGAACGCTTCCATTTTTTTCCGTCCGGGCTTTCTTCCGTCCGGAATCTTTCTAATGTAGATGTCCTCAATCCTTCGGCAATAGCATTCATCATCCCCGCTTTATCAATGTCAGACATATCTTTCAGCCTCTGTAGCAGCTGATCTGTTTCATCGTCCAACCGGACGCTTACTGATGACATCCCATCACCAACCTTTCATGTTTCCCCTCGAAAACAGTCTTGGTGAGTTTGACATTGAAAAGCCTATCCTGGCTGCATCCTCAGTATTGTTTTCGCTGACACCAATACTGATCCTGCCCTCTGCAACTTTGGTCAGAAAAGCAATGGCTGCATTATAACGGGTAAGGTATGTTTTTTCCCTGTCGTTTTCATCCACTCCTTTTCTTGAGACCATGTTGTAAAGTGCAATATCTTTTGCAAACTTATTGATCACCTGCGGTGTCTTCTCAAACGGCACCTTGTACCGCTTGGCGAGATAACCGTCAATCTCAGCATCGGCATCGGCGATCGCCTGTTCTACAATAGGCGTAATGGCTTGGATTCTTTCATCCTCATTCTCTATGTAGTTGTCGCCAATAATGACGTTTAACATATCCTCTTTCAGCATATCGAGGACTTCCGCTGCGGTACAATATGCCATTCAGATCACCTAGCCTTTCGAGCTTGTTGTTCCAGTGGAACCATATGCCATCTGCCAGAAACCATAACCTGCATTGGAACGTCCATCTGCTCCCCAGATGAATTGATCTTTCATGAATACAGTATCATCATTGTCATTCGTCTTGCTGGTAAGCTTAATAGGTTTTCTTTTCTGATAAATGATAGGTTTAAGTGCTTTCTGTGTTGCAAGCAGGAACCAGTAATCCGGCTGGTCTGCAAGTTCAGTCACAACCAGAAGCTCTGCTGTTCCTTTCAGAACATTTGTGGTTCCCTCAATCTGGTCGGCTTCCAGGATGAGTCTTCCCATCTTTTCATTCGCTGGCGAAACAACCAATAAATTTGGAACAATATTAAGGCTCTTTCCCTGATCGCCCAAAAGTCCCATCATGGCTGCACGTGCCTCAACATATGCATCTGTGGAGAGTTTTTCTGTTGTCATGTTGCTCACAGTCTGCTTTCCATCCTTTCCGGAAGCATGATCCTGTGCAAAAAATGGTTTCCCATCATAACAGTTTTCTTTAAATCCGGCTTTTAATGCATCAAAGACCAGAACATCCGGATGCTCTGCGGCTGCTTCACCAATGTTTGCAAACATTGGCGCATATACGCCATAAGTATCATCTTCAATATCATCTCTTGGTACAGCAACAGTCATTTCAAACTTCTTATTTCTAATAGCATAGTTGTAAGCTGAAAGTGACTGAATCTCTCTTTCTCCGATCCACTCTCGCATCTGCGGCATCTGTCCGAGCCATTTATAATCTGTACTTGCCGTTGTACTTGGTACAACAGTTGCAATCCTCTCATACTGAGTCTTTCTACCCTGAAATGCTTTGTTATATGCGGTTGAATAAGCTACATTCAACCCGTGTAAGTTCTGCTGGTTTACAATCATCTTGGTTACCCTCCTATAATGTCTCTACAATGACACCGTCGCCCTCGATTCCAAGGATGACACCTGCCTTGCTTGATCCTGTTGATGTGATCGTTACGGTCTGTGCATCAGACACATAACATGGTTTCATAACATCTGTTGCTTTAATGCTTCCATCATTATTCCAAACGAAAGCACCTCGTCTCACCTGC